AAGCACTCCGAAAAATTGTGTAGAGAACAGTCCTACCCTGTCATGTTTCCTGATCCTTCCTTGCATGGCAGAACGGCCGAACGTTTTATAATGACGTCCTGTGTCCACAACGACATAGTAGGCCTCCGGAATCGATACATGAAGGAACCCCCAACCAAGTTTGGCCCGAAACACCCTGAGTTGTTTCAACAAGCCATTGACGAGCTCGTTGCTGCGTTAAAGCCCAATTTCAAAGGAGTTAAACCTCTTAAGGATTTGTTGGCCAAGAAACGTGGCAAATTGAGAAAGCGCTACGATGACGCAGCGCGAAACATCCTCGACAATGGTTTCCATCTGGAGAAACACTCAAAGATCAAAGCGTTCATTAAGAACGAGGTTTACAATGAATGCAAACCTCCGCGTATGATCATGGGTCGGGACCCTAGGTTTTTTCTCGCCTATGCGCCTCTCATAGATGCGATTGAAGAAGCCATGAAACACTTGCCAGAGATATCCAAAGGACGTAACTTCGCAGAACGAGGAGCGCAGTTCTTTGAGAAAGTCCTTGGGGACGTTATTGCTGGGATCGACTTTAGGAAATTTGAATCGACCCAGTCACTTGAACTACTCGCCAACATCGAGTTGTCCATTATATTCGGACTCATAGAGGCAGGTCTGTTCGGTCGCGCCATTAAATTGTGGGTAGCCAAATTGAAGATCGAAGGATATACTCTTCATGATATATACTTCATGCTCTTTGGACTACGGTGCACCGGAGAAGCAGACACGGGGTGCTTTAACACACTCATCACTTGGGTCGCCTGTCGATATTGCGAGCTGGTCAACAAGCTCGGAACACGCAATTTCATCTGCGATGGCGACGACAATCTGATGCGCATCCCCTTGGGAGCTAACTTCGTTGATACCTTCGCGGAGTTAGGTCTTGACGCCAAAATTGAAATCTTTTATGATTATCATGACGTTGAGTACTGTTCTGGTCGGTTCATCCAGATCACTCCTGGCGTTTTCCATTACGTTCAAGATCCGCGTAAACTGATGCAAAATCTTCCGGTCTTTAGGAAGAAGAAGTTCGAGCATTGCATGGGCGTTTACTATCATTCTCTAGGATACATGTACAACGTGTTGTATCCAAACTTTCCGCTGTATTCCAACATTGGTAGGTTTTTGATGAAGATGGCGCCAGATCGACACATCAGTATGGAAATGCTAAATGAGATAAATCCTTCGCATGCTGAGGCATTCTCCAACACAAAACAGAAGGTGAGCATTGATTATGACCTAGTGCGAGTTGAAATAGCCATGAGTTTCAACTACACTCTTGAGGAGGTCAGACGCTACGAGGCTTGGTACGACGAACATCTAGTCGTCCTTCCCCCTGAGAACAACAAGCGTTACAATGCTGAGAAGACACCCGCCGTGTTACTAACTGATCAACAAATCGACCAAGTTAAACAGATAATTTCGGAATCCGTAGACAAGCACGTTTTCACGAAATCTTACCATGACTACATCATTAGACCTCTACTGATGTTGTAGAAGGTAACACCGCGCTCCGGGCCAGAAAATATTGGAGCGTGTACGATCCCTACCGCGTGGCGGGACCT